GCCTCTTGTTCTCTCATACGCTTAAAAGCGAACATTCCCATTAGCTTGAAGCACCTTTAAGTGCAACAAAGTTAATAACAATAGCTTCACTTAAGTTACCAGCAGAAGCATTAGTAACTGTTACCTTAAAAGAACCAGCAGCAATAGTACTGACTCCTACAAGATATGAACCAGCAGTTCCGCCAGAACCGTGGTTTACTACGACACAATCAGTAGCAGCGATTTTATCGTTTGTTACTGTAAATGTTACTTCAACACCAGCGTCAAGCTGTGCATTGTTCATAGTAATTTGTCCACTCTCTGTATTGAGAGTTACACCTGTTGATTTGTTTGTTGCTTGGGTTACTGTACCACCTGTTGTTGGTCCAGCTAACTTACCAGCACTAACCTCGAATAAACTTGGCATGATTTAATTACCTTTAGTCTTGAGTGGATACGTTGGTAGCTCTTACGATACCAATGTTCTTTGTCTCGTAAACTTTCGACCAATTAGCTACGGTTGCAAGTTGTGTTCTATTAGGGTTAGTTGTAGTAACAGCCCACTTTGAACCAACAGGATGATATGTGTAATGAAGGTCAATAGCCATAGCATCAGATTTAGCCAGAATGTCTCTGTCTGTTTCTGTTGTTAGACCAGCTTGCTCTCCACTAGCTACTGCGCCAGCAGTAAAGAAATATGTACTGTACTCTGTTGAAGAACCACTACCAGTAGTTGAAACATCATCAGAAACAATAACTCTTAGTCCGCAGTATGTTGGAACTGTATCGTTTCCACCAGCATATGCAGGGGCAATAGTACCACCACTTGCTGTTGCAGAACCGCCGTTTCCATCAGATGCAAGAACATAGTCAACCATTTTTCTCTCAACGAGATCATAGTAAACCTTGCTGTGCATACAAACTGCTGTAAGCTTGTCGCCTTGATCGCCAAGAATTGATCTTGCTTTTGCAACGTGCTTTGGAGATAAACCAGTTGGTGTATCGCCTGACTCAGAATCAATAGTAAGATCAAAGAAAGCAGAACTACTTGAGTTTGCATTGATAGAACCAAATACTCCATCAAGACAAGCAAGTAAATCTTTTTGTCTTTGGTTTGCAATGTAAGCACCGATCTTTTGACCGATTGCTGCCATTGGGTCTGAACCTGCTGCAAGTGCAGCTAAATCTCTTGATTCAAATGCACGACCTCTGTGCAAGATAACTCCAACTTGCTTATCAGTTGAAATCTTGCCGGGTGTCAATGAAGAAGAATCTGAAAGAACCTCAAAATCACCACTTAAGTTTGCGGAGAAAAAAGGTACGTTTACGAAATCACCACCCTCTGTTGCATTTAGCTCTGCCATTGGTGCGACCACACCGCTTGCAAGAAAGGCATCTCGCTGAGTGGTCTGTTCAATGACATACGGCGTAAATATCTCAGGGATGATAATATCACTCCTTAGAACTGCCATGTCCTGAAAAATAATTTTAACGGTGTGGGCGTAACCCTATTTGACTTAGCGTAGCTTTGCCTAATATTTATATACTAACGTGTTTTGGCAATATCTCTCAACTTTTGCCAAGTTTCTTTTCCATATGTCTTAAAGATTCTACCCTGTTCTGTAATATCTTCTGTTGCTTTTAAAAATGGTTTCAACATATCTTCTGAAAAATTATCAGTAGATGGTCTTGAAATAGGCGCACCGCCACCAGTTGGTAATTTATTTTTTAACAGATAGGGTTTTTCTTTCTCAAGTTTGTTTTTTACATAATCTTGAACTGGCAACTGTTCGTACCCATCTATGACAACTGGTATGCCCTCTTTTATCTGCATCTGATCTTTTGGTACAAGATTATTCAATACCAACTCTGGGTCATGTGTTACTTCAGATAAAGCTTGCATTGCAGGTGCAATAAGTTCAAGTTCCCTGTTTCTTGCGGTTAGCTCTTCAATTCTCTTTTTATCTTCAGCAGATTTATCTCTGTATTGCTGTTCTAATTTCTGTGTAGCTTCTGTGTACTTTCCTTCACTCTCAAGCTGTTCTCGTTCGTGTTTTTGTTTAAACGCTAACAAAGACTCATAATCCTCAGGAACCTTAGTGTCTTTTTTTTGATTCTGAAGCTTGCCTATAAGTTCGTAGTTTTTAGCCTCTAATTTTTTTATTGAATCTCTTAACTGTTCAACTTCTGTGTTGTTTGGTGTTGGCGGCGTAGCCACCTCTTTGGTTTCTTCTGACATAAATTAAAGCGTAGCCTTTAAAAATTAATATATCAGATTTATGACCATTTGACTTTATCAGCCCAAAATGCAGCACTCATTTTACCTTTTGCAATATTTTTTGCGTGTCTTGCCTTAAATGATCGACGCTTTGCTTTATCTGCTTCTGATTCTCCTTGTCTAGGTGGTTTATTTTTTGCGCCCTGCATACCAAAACGAATAAGCTTTATCTTGTCGCCTTCTTTAGCTAAAACAACATGGGATTTAGTTTTATGATTTGGTGTTCTTTTAGGTTTATTAAAACCAGCAAGACCAAATTTTTTTATTCTAGGGTCACTCATTTACCAACTCTCCTTTGCGCCTCTCTATGCGCCTGTGTAAAACTTACACCAGAACGCATAAGTCTTTTCATAAGGTCCATATGACCTTTTGTATGATGAACAGAATGTTCTTTTAATTTATTTTTTTGTCTTGTAGTAAGTTTCATTTTCTATATCTTCTATAAATTGCCATATCTACTGTTCTTGCCTTATCACCTCTCATATAACTATTTACACGACCCATTGCCCATGCAGCCATTGGAACATTACGAGAACCGCCAGAAAGATATGCACCCTGACCTTTTCTATACACTTCTGCAAGTTCGCCATATTTAAATTTAGTACCTTCAGCCTTTTTTTTAAGGCTATTTTTTACGGCGGCGCTTAGTGGTTTTCTTCTGCTTTTTTGTGACATCTTGGGCAACTCTTGATTTTTGTACCGCTTTTATATCAATAAAAGCACCAGCTTTGTAAAGCTTTGCTGTTCTTTTAATCTCAGCAGCTTTTGCAGCAGGGTTTTTTGAACCTGACAAATACTTTTTAGCAATGCCAGTTTTTTTGTCCTTAGGAACCCTTCTTAGCTTTCGCATCTTTCTTTGGTTTTGACTTTTCAAGCTTTGGCTTTGCGGCTTTTAGGTCATTAAGTTTTTCAAAAAATCCTTTTGCCACTATTTTTTACCACCTTTCTTTTTCTTTGTTTTACCTTTTGGTTTCATTGAGCCATAATGTACGGGCATAATTTTACCTAGTAACTATTAATATCATATCTTTTATTTTGTTTTCCGTCTTGTTTTTTTCTTTTTCTTACCAGCTTTTGACAAAGCAATAGCAACAGCCTGGCTCCTTGAATACCCTTCCTGTATGAGTTGCCTTATATTGCCTGTAATTGTCTTTGGTTGACTCCCTTTTTTAAGTGGCATTTGGATATTTTTCAGCTAACTTCTTTAATGTTAGCTCTGTTCCATCATCTTTTATAATCAATCGTAAAGCCTCTCTTGGACTTTTTCTTTTTTTATCAATTAAATAATTAAAAAATTTCTTTTTGCTTCCAAGTGTCTTGTCTTGTATTGACGGATTATCTCTTAACCATGTCGCATAGTTAGTATCTTGTGGCACTCTTCCAGTAGCACTTGGCCTAGTGTCAGGAAAACGTCTGCGTAAATCTTCATCATCTATTATTGGAACAGTAGTTGATCTGCAGTTAAAATGCTGTGGTGGTAAGGGTCCTTCATTATATTTAAAAATTCTGCCATCCAAACTGCCGCAGATTTTACTTGTTCTTGCATCTAAGGTTGCAACATATTCATATCTCTGCGTGACATCCTGGTTGGCTGCATAGGTTGCCTGGCTAACAGCATTTTGTACTTGGTTAACAGATGTACGAACAATGGTCATAACTTGTGTATTTGCAAGTCGCATACCATCACCAGCAGCAAGCCTTTGTGCCTTTGCTGTCATTGTTTGATTTGCACCAAACTGTAATCTACCTCTTAACCTTCTTGCGATTTTTGGTATTGACTCACCCTCTGTAATACCAATACGAATCTGACTTGAGATAAGTTCTGCCTGTTTAGTTGATATACCACGAAAGGCCTTTGCCACAACTTCTCCACTTGGTAAAGTTATTGCAGAACCTTTGGCAGCAGTTAAAGAGAATGTTCTTTGAACAGTGTTAATATATTTACCTCTGTAGGGTCAGTAAAGACAACACTTTGCGCAAAATTAGGCGATATTTTTACAGTATTAACACCAACAGCACCTTTTGGTAATACTTTTTCAAGTTGATCTTTTACGAATTCTGTTTGAAATACAGCTAGGCCTTGTAGTTCATCTGCCAAATAAACAGAACTTGCATTTGACCAACTCTCAAGACTTTCTTTCATCTGTACCAACATAGCCCTTATTCTTGCGACAGTAGCTGGTGCTGTTACCTCATCTATGGTCGCCAATTTATTTGTTAAATCTAAAATTACATTGTTGTAATTCGTAACAATCTGTCTAGCAACTTGGTTGCTGTAGCGGTTTAAGTCAATCGCCTCTCTGTAAAAAGTTTCAGGTGTTGACATAAATTAAGCTGCATCTTGTTCTGGTTCATCTTGTTCTGCCTCTTGTCTTGGCTGTGCCATCTCAACCATACCGCCACTTTGTGTTGCCTCTATCTCTTCTTCAACATCAAACTCATCTCCAAGAACCTCACCCTCAGTAAGTTGATCAAGAAGTGTTTTCTGTGTAATAGAACCAGAAGTGTAAAGAGTGAGTAATGCTTGTATCTCTTGTGGCTCAAGTCTTTGTGATAAGAAGTCTCTGTTTACAAAACAACTACCGGCATCAGAATTTATGTATTGACTATGGAACATAAGACAATTATCAATCATATCTTGCATCTGTTGCGCCACAACCATCATTGTTGAATCGCCCTGCGATCTATCAATACGTTTTGCTTCTGCTGTTTCTGCAGATAGTTTTTGGCCAAGTACTGCTGCAAGACCAAGTTCATTTATCTGACTCTCCAATCTGTCTAACCTTCGAAACTGTGCATCATAGCTTTTACCATCTGGTTCAATATATTCAGCACGACCATCTGCTGGAAAAGCAATGGCCTCACCTGGACCAGCCGAAACCTCTTCAGCATTTTGCGGAAAGCCATAAAAGGCAAGCATTGGCACTGCTGAGATATGTAATTGGTTATCAAGATCAGATTGTATTTGGTATGCCTTCAAATTTAATTCTGCTATGTCTGCCATTGGTGGTCTTGACTCAAGAAGGTTCACTCTATTTGAGTAGGCAACAGAAAAAGGTATTTTTTCTACTGGCATTGTGCCTTCATCTACTTTTACAAACTTACCTGTCTTTGCTTTTCTGTGAATCTCAAAAGCACCAGGGGTAAGCAAACGTACTTGCTCTACAATTTTTTCGCCATACTGGCCGTCTGGTTCAGACACCTTTTCAAGTAATCTAAGTTGCGAAAACTGCATCTCGCCATTTATCATTTCTGTTCGCCAGCCAAGAATATCTCTTGGTGTATAAGTAACCCAATATGGTCTGCCATTATTTCCTGCTGCTGGCGCATCTACCAAGACACCAATATGACCATAGCGAATCATTTTTCTTGCAGTCTCATATGTCCAAACATTGAGATCGTTACCTTGCAAGTCAACATCAAAAAGTTGTTCTCTTAAATTATTTCCTGTATCACTTAGCCTTACTGGTTTACGAGTTAACATGCCAGCCAACATTCTTTCTAACCTAAGAAAATATGGTGGGCAGACAGAACGAGCCAATCTGTTGTCATAACTCTCATCTAACTCTCTTGGTTCTTGCATTAGATACTTTCTATGCTTTGACCTCATCTGATATGTACCACCAAGTAAATCTTCTATTAATATCCAATGTGGTTCTTGCTGAAACCATGTATTGTTAG